AAATTAATATTTATGATTCTGCTTGAAACTGCTGCTAGACCAAGTGAAATTAGAGGATTAGAAAGAGAAAATTTATTATTCCTTAAATCTAATAGTCTTAAAATTGATATAGTTAATGCAGTTAAAAAGGGTAAGAAGCTTGGCAAAACTAAGACTAAAAAAGGTAAGAGAAAGGTAGATATATCGCCATCTTTAAAGGATCATATAGTAGATTATTTGAATACTTTACCTCCTTTGCAAGACAAGTTGTTTCTTAATACAGTTGGCAAATATATATGTATAGAAGCTCTTAACAAGGCTCTAATTAAGGCTTTAAAGAAAATGCGACCAGAGTATCAGAAATTGCCTATTTATAGAAAATCGTA